ATAAATACGAAACCAGTTAAGAAAGTTTTACCATTTTTTCTTCCAATAAGTAATACTGATTTTTCATATCGTCGTTTATCATGATTGTCTTTTTCTTTCCAACATAAAGCATTGATAATAAAGAACCATTGGAAACCAGCTAAGCAATCTCCAATAGGTTTACCAACTTTAATACCATTGGGCATTAACACAAACTTAGAAATTGCGGTAATCTTATTAACCATCTTATAATCAAAAAAATAGTCGCCATCATCTTTGGCTTCAATATCATCAATGAATTTTTTACTTACAAGGGTAACATCAATATTAGCAACAATATCTTTATCCACAACGCCTTTCGCATATTTGTAAGCAGGGTGCTGTCTGAAATCCTCTAGCGAGTTATATTCCATTCAATCACCTCTATTTCTTTTGTATGTAGGGGCAGAGCCCTTCTTGCCTTATGGAACGACAATATGTACCAACGGGAACCGCCCCATTGGCTAATTAGGAGGACATACCCCTAAGGATATGTAGTGGCAAGAATGCCACACATAAGAGTGATTTTTGGTGTATGTATTAAAATCGTACTTTTATTATGTAGAGGTAGGAGCTTACCCTCTCTTATGTAATCCGACATTATCGGCGCGGATAGACCTTCATTTAATTACAGATTGTAAGTGGTTACTAATCGGTTTGTATCATATTCAAAAATTTGTAATTCCTTGGAATTTAATGTCCAACCATTACTAATCTCATACTTATCATTCGGTTTCATAGTACCTAATTGACGATGGATAACACCATCATGGTCAGTAGTCTTTTCATTATGAAAATGACCCGTATGAATTTCTCGACTGTATGAATCGGACCAAATTTGACTTGCTTCATTAGCAAACAACATTGGTAAATTTTTCTTAGCATAATCACCATGAGCAATCATAAATCCTACATTATCAAGAGCATAAAAATAACGATAATCATTATTATTAAATACCTTGACATCAGGATATTTTGCTTTCAGATATTCAAGGAACATATATTCCATATTACCTGAATGATTACCTTCTGTATGATAAATATGAACTTCTGTGGCGTGTTCTAAGGCGCAACGAATAATTGCGTCAAAGAATGTTTTAGCGTCCTCAATAGCCTGCACCATATCAACATCATCAAGGATTGTGCCTTTTTGAGTTTGTGTGGTCTTCATTAAGCTAGAATGGAATAAATCACCAAGTTGTTCAATAGCAACAACTTTATATTTTTTATTCTTCATAATTCTACCATATGATAGTAGTTTAGGCGTTAAATCATCAAGTTTAGTAATTCCAAAGTGTAAATCAGCCAATGGAATAACCAAATTATAATCATATCCCGTCATATTATTAGGTGTTTCATGAGAGATATATGGTTTAATATCGCCCGTAAGTGTTTCTACCAACTCTTTGTTTGAAATTTCTGTGCGTCTCTTAGCTGTAACTTTAATCGAATGTAATGTTTTCATACCATTTTCATTTGAATTTTGTTCCCAGTTACCAACTTTTACGTTTTGAATTTCATACATTTTAGGGTCAAGCCCGATGGTTTCTAGAATCTTATCATCATCTTGTAAGTCTTCTGTACTGAAATCACTAACAAAAGAGCTATTAACTTCACCTTTATCGTTCCGTGTGAATTCCTTAGGTACATTAATATCAAGATATTGTTCAGGATTTTCTAAAGCACCTTTAGCACCCTGTAACGCTTCAATAAATTGACTTGCGTCAATATTAACCTTTGTTGATAAGACATCATTGTCTTGACTATGTTTTGTCCGACGAATCTTATTTCGAACTGAATCGAAGGTGTATTTTTTACCAAATTCTTTTTCTAAGATTTGTGCCATTTCTCGATATGTGTAACTATCAGTATTGTTTAATTCCAATAAAAAATTTGTTTCTTCTTTATTCCAACTCATGTAATTCTCCTCCTAAATGTTTTGCTTCAAGTTGATTCATTAATACTTCTAACTCATGCTTTAATTTACGAGCATTAGTATACATATCAATAACCTCTCTTGACTCACCATCGAGGAGTTCCATTGCATAGAATGTATCTAGTGCAGAATTAATATTATCATAGTTACTATCACTATCATCAAGGTATTCGTTGTAATGGCCCACTAACAATAAAATTTTGTATAATTCCATTCCCATTGTATCTTCAAACATAGATAGAACCTCCCAATTCCAAAGTGTATTATGTATAAATGGGTGTAGCACGTCTGCCACTTCTCACTGCCCACACAGCGCCGTTGTACTTTTGAACAACTTTCATCATGATGGTTATTACCATTTATTTGAACCTTTATTATCTGGTATCCCAAACATTGGTGTCAAAATAGAGATAATCTCATATGTAACCCAATGAAAGCGGACGCTAACATTGGGTATATTAAATAAAGGAGGTTCTATCTAGGGGAGTGACATATTAATAAATATGTATTAACTATCCTCTAACCAAAACTTGGATAGCATGTAGTTTTTAGAATTGCTTCTAGGATTATTTAATTAGCTATTTAAGATTTTAGATACTTCATCTACTTCTTCTTTTTTGCTATCCATCTGCATTTCTGCGAGTTGGGCGCGTGAAGAGGGTGATAATCCTAGTTGAGTTGCTAAAGCTCTAAATTGTACTAGATACTTTAACTTAGTTCCAATTGCTGGATTTTCTTTAGGAATATCATTACCTTGTTTATCAAAAATATGAATAATTAAGTCTGTATCGGGTTTTTTTAAATATTCATCAAGCTGTCTCATTTTAGATAAGCAATCAGCCGTTTGTGAAATAACAGGAATATCTAAATTACCCAAGAAATCAAACTGTTCCATTTGGTCAAGCATGAAGTGATAATATTGAACACCATATTCATCCAACCACTCAGGTGCTTGTCTTAATAAACTAGCTTCACCACGGAATTCTTCTTCAACCTTGGCACGAGCATCTAAATGTTCTTTTGTTTCACTCTTGCCCTGTTTCTTTGAAGCCATTTGTCTAGGTCTTGGCATTTTTATCCCCCTTTCTAAAGATGATATTCATGAGCGGGTTTGTTGGGAGTCCATTCAAAATCTATTCCGTCCAATCCCATTTCAAGATTACATGCTCTACATAGGGTGATTACATTTGATTCTTCAAATGCCATTTCTGGATTTTCAACTCGCGGTATGATATGATGAACCTCTAAATTGTCAAATACATATCTATGAAATTTAATATAACAACGTTGACAATAACCTCCATCACGTAATATAATACGCTTTCTGAAAGCTCTCCAACGTGAGTTATTAATAACTTTACGAGCTTCTCCCAAATTATCTCTGTGTTTTTTTTCTTGTTGCTTCTTGTATGCAATCATTTGTTCACACTCATGTTCGACCTCACTATCGAAGTCGTACTTTTGTCCACAAAATCTACAAATTCTCATCATTGACATATTCTTCATTCCTTTCCCACATGGATTGTGTATAGTAATCCAATGTCGAGTCTTGAATAAATAAACTGCCACAGTTAGGACATTCCCCACTTAAAGTAATTGTGTTAAGTGGTATGATAGATGAACAATTATCACATGTTTGTTGATTCATAATCATACCTCATTCATGTGAATAAGATACGTTGCTAATATGTATTATTACTACCCCTTCATAATACTCGTGGATATGTAGATGCTTATTTCTTTAAATTAGAAAATTCTAATAATTAATTAGACTATTTATATTATTTGTTATTTATTCTAAGTGTTAATATATTAATATCTATTAAACTAGACACCAAGTGATTTTCTTGGTGGATAGTAGTTATAATTAACGGTCTTTGTTAATTATAACTTAGTGTAATGTAATAGTTTATTATTAATTATATATATTTATCTTAGTGTCAAATTATTATACTTTAAGAATATATATTAATAAGTATATAATAGGTAATTATGTATTAATTAGTATATATTAATAAGTAGTTTAATAAGTAATAATATAGTTAATTAATTTACTAATCAGCCAACAAGAAGACCACTTGTTGTCTGTGCTTCGTAAACCTAAAGGTTTACTACGCTATTGAATATTTATTAATAATTATAAGTAATTAAGTTATTTAAGTATAGTTTACCCCTAAGGAGCACGAATATTACTTTTACTTCTCACTTTGCCCTTGAAAACCTAACTCTGTTAGGAATGTAATATTCTAAGTCTCCTAAAATATTTATAATCGGGCTCCTCCATAATTTACTCGCGTAAAAAAGGGTACAGCCCTCCCAATGAAAATGTTACATTAGCATAAAAAGAGAATGGATATGGAGATTTGGATATGGGCTCCTCAATTTAAGTAATGCAGTACACTAGTTTGAAGTGGCTGTACGAACCTGTCGACTTTTTTGATGTGGCTTGTTTCCCACAGCTCTCAAAGTTGATAACGGAGTTTGAGAAATGCCTTACTCCGCAGACATAGGGTGCCAAGCTGATAATCAGTATCACCCTACTTAAGTCCGAAATCCATAATAATATGAATTCTTTATTGATATTCAATTGTCCGGGTCTTACCCCTTCATAATACTCGTCTCCATGTAGGTCACTAATTTGATAAATGAGAAAATTCTAATAATTAATACAAATAATCAAAAAATCCCTTATCTATATTCATAGTATATCAATTATGTAATAGGAAGGCAAAGAAATGATTCAAAAAGGGTAATAAAAATACTTGACATATTTTTTATTGGGGTGTATGATTAATCATATTATAAATAAAGGAGAGAAACATTATGAAAGATAAGCAACCAAAAATTCCAAATCCTATTAAGAAGGGTAAGTATTATTATATTTCAGTCCCTTCTGTTGAGGCGTTCATTCCAGAAGATGAAAAGATGTTAAGAAATCTAGAGGAAGTAGTACGTCTTAGAGCGTGGAAAGAAACAACACATAAACGACGAGGGGTAACATATTTTAGGGTAAAAGATTTAAGCGGGGTAATTGGAGAGTATAAAACACCCGAATTATATAAAATGGTGCCACGCATTCAAGAAAAAATTAATAAGGCTGAAAAAGAAAAGCAGCGAAGAGAAACTATGACAACCAAGGATATTATTCCTATGGAAGATGATGAAACGGTTATCCCATCTAAACTATATGATTTCTTGAAACCTAAGATGTCATTTGAGGAATGGTATAAGGGCTTAGAGGAGCGTTTCCCAGTTGAGGGCATGGTTACACCAGAAGCTCTTAAACTTCCCGTAGCGAAGTCTGTGGTAGCTTCTACGAGCATTAAGCTATCTAAGCTATTACAAAAAGCACATAAGAACGAAACTAAAGTTATAGTAGAAGAATAAATATCAAAATAATATATTATTAACTTGACAAATTGGTTTTGGTACCATATAATAGATATATAGTAGAAATTAGGAGGATTTATGTATTGCAAAAATATAGAGGTACAGATAAGATTTGTGAATTAACTATCACCAAGTGGAGACGAACATTAGATATTGAGGAAGAAGAATTAACGCGTGTTAAGGATAGAAATCCACTTTTTGTCCGTACAATTACAGTAAATGGTCAATTAATGTTCTTTTCTAATGATATTTCACGTCATTTTGTTGAAGAATTATCAATCGACTTGCGCTTGAGCACAGTTTTAGACCATATGTGTACAATTCATACCACAACGGCCGGCTCTAAATTAACAAAAATTATTGATTATGAAGGATTAAAGATTTTAATTGACTATGAACGCGGAGAACGTCGCCAAAAACTACTTGAGTTTGTCAAAAATGTAGTTTTAGACAATGAATTAAACACTCCCCGGAGTAGAAAAGTAAAAGTTTATATGACTAAAGAAGAAAGAGGGGTACTATTATAATGAGTATGATATTTTTCGAGGGATTTTTTGCAGGATTTTTATTTTGGGGTATTATGACACTCTTTAATTTTGGCATTATCCAAGCAATCTTGACATTTTTCAACAATGATAGAGAACATAATTCTAAAATTAATTTTATTGTGTGTATGTTAGTTTCATTGTTGGGGCTTCTGCCATCCGGATTATATGTAGATATTTTCATTGCTATTATGAGTTTCCTTATTGTCTATTTTGGATTGGAAATTTCTCATAAGTATAAAGACGGTATTAAATAATGCTTACTTTTGACTATCGTTTGGGATTATTTAGCGCTGTAATGTTTCTTTTAATTTCATATTTTGTTAATCATTGGAGTGTAAAAGAAGAAGACCCCCTTGATAGAATTTATGGTGTGGTGGCATGGGGAATCAGTATTATTGGTTCATTTATTGCAGGCTCTTTTATGGGAACTTGGGTTACTATCCTAGTGGTATTTGTGTCATATATCTTGGTTATATGGTTTGCAATTTATATTAATAATATTAAGAAAGAGGATAGATAATGGAAGCATTAGAATTATATTATATTATCAATAAGGATGGACTATATCTATCTTGGATTGATGAAAGAGGATATTTGGCAAGTAAAGATAAGATTATTGCTGATAAAATGAAATTAAGTACAGCTAAAGAGATTTTAAGGGTATTCCCCCATTCTGGATTAGCATACGTGAAAGCATAAAGGAGGGTAATTATGGCGTGGTTATTAAAGATTTATATGTTATCATATTTACTAATTGCATTCGGTGCAACTATTGAGGGCGAACAAAGCATTCCATTTGCAGATAGATTTGTTTTTCAATTATGGAATGTCGGTAAATGGTATTTGATTGGTATTGTAGTAATTTTACTGAGTGTTTTAGCCTTCTAGGATAATTATAAAAATATATATTGGATTGTATTTACAGTATTTTTTTATTATTTAAGATATTATGGTGGTTAGATTTTAGGATTATTATTAGATATTAGGAGGAAATAAAAATGAAGATTCCATTATTTGTGATTAAAGAAATTAAAGGAAAGATGGGTATTGATATTACTAGTTCGGCAATATCACCCAACACCATTGGCACACTGTTAGTAAGCATGTATATTGAGAATCATTCAAGCAATAAGTTAGATGCGTGGATAGAAGTTAATTTTATGGAGCTTCTTATTGACTTAAACCAACGTGATTATAGTTTTGAAAAAGAAGATTTATATTATGTAAAATCTCGGGTTTATTATTTTGATAATAGCGATGGAGTTTGGAATAGCGATGTCAATTATGCTGCTAAAATGACACTAGATGAAGCAGTTGAAACACTCAAACAACATGATGGCGATACTATTGTGAAGGTGGAAGAATGATTCATTATGTGTCCACTATAACTGCTTATATGATTATTGTGGTCGGTTGTCTTGGTGTGTTGAGTTTATTAATGTCAGCAATCTATATTCTTACTAAGAGGGTATTAACTCAATTCTGGGTGGCATTTACTATGGCAGGATATATTAAATATTTAAGAAGTAAGTATATGAAAGAAATAAAGACAAAAAAGATTTAAATTGGTGTTGACTTAATATTTGAATCATGATATATTATATATATCGAAGG